TTATAATGCCTTGTTTCATTGTGTCAACCACAGACTTTGCTTCTGGGTCTTCACTCAACTTGGCACGAGCATAAAAAATCTTTTGCTTTTCTATTAGAGACTCTAGTGCTTCAAAGTATTCTAACTTCCTATCTTTATCTAATAGAATAAAATTCATAGCAGAACGAAAACAGAACTGTTGTAGTTCCATCATCTCTTGGATGTCTCCTCTAACGATATCGGATTTAAAAAAACTCATACTAACATTAATTTTGCTCTGGATGTTTTCTTCATAAAGTTTAGTTGCTGTGCTTCGTGACGAAGTTTTTCTTTCAATGGTTTACTTACTAATTTACCTACACTATCTAGTTCAATTTCATTCACTTCACAGTAGTGGATGACCGAATCAATGTAATTCATATCAGGATTGTCAAATGCAATCTTCTCCACTTCTTGCGAGAATCTCGCAGCGGTCATAAATTTATCCTCTAATAATTGTTTTTTGTCCATATCGTTCTTGGTATTCGTCGATGTAACCCATCAACTGGATGAAAAATTCTTTCTTAGGTGGTAGTACCTTGACTTGAGTCTCTCCATTTTCACAAGAAACGATTGTAACGATCTGTTTTACTGTCAAACCGTACAGTTCTTGTAGCATACAAGCATACGCTACTTCTTGCACAAAATAATCATGCAAGTATTGTTCTCGTTTTGGTTCTGCTGCTGTTTTAAAATCAATTATAGACAGCACACCATCAAACTCAGCAATGCAATCAACTCTTCCTGCCAACTCAAGATGCCTACTATAAAGTGCTGCTTCTTGGAGGTATATATTATTTATCCTATCTAAATCTTGGATACTATGCTGAAACATTAAGACTGGAAGTGGATACTTTCCATACTTTTTTAAGTCTAACTCATTGTTTAGATAGTCTTCTACGATTGAATGATATTTTGTACCTCTGCTGGTAGATCTTGCACAAATATTATCTGCCTTATCTTTACCAACTCGTTCTCGCCATCGAGCAATTGATTGTTTCTTCTTTGCGTTACTATTAATCACAGTAGTGACAGATGGAAACCTATCTCCTTCTGGTGTAGCGTAAAGACGTTTGCCTTCTACCATTGTAGCACACAATTCAATAGGGTCAAGTCCTACGTGATTAAATGTCTTCATAATCCTAGATTAATTTTACTTATTAAGTAAGATCTAACAAGACCAGACCTAACGATGTCATCAATACCAAACTCTACCAATGAAAACTCATCCATGTTTTGAATGATGCGTTGAAAATCTAGGATGCCTGTGCGTTCGTTGTTCTTTAACAAGTCTGTTTGTGCAGCATCACCACAGAATATTATCTTACTATCTTGTCCGACACGAGTGATAATACTATCTAGTTCATGGAAGTTTAAGTTCTGACACTCATCAATAATAACAATAGCATTATCTAATGTAGTTCCACGAATAAAACTGGTAGACCAGAATGATATAGTTTCCTGTGCCTTTAGATTATCATACAACATTTCATATGCATTGTCATCAGGCATCTCAAACATAGATTGTACCATCTTTTTATATGGTATCTGATACAAGGATGACTTATCCTCATGATCACCTGGTAAGAAACCTATCTCTCTAGTTGCAACAAGAGACCTGACAATATAGATCTTTTCATATGGTGAGTAATCATCTAGAACTTCTTTAAGTGCTTTGTATAAAGCAACAAATGTTTTACCAGTCCCTGCTACACCATAGGCATAGATCATCTTACCTTCATCCCATTGCTCCCACATCACCTTCTGATTATCAGTTAGTGGTTCAATAGGTAGCATGTACTCTTGACTAATAGGTTTCCTGCGTTTCATTTGTTTCGCAGTCATACCTTGACCTGGTGCTTTATTTGTTTTCTTTTTTACTGGCATATTAGTATCTGTATTTTTCAGTGATAGTTTTGTTGTTTACATATTCTGCTTTGGGAAGAACTTTATTCTTCATAATGTCCGCCCAACCAGGATGTGTGGTTGCCATCTTGTCTCTCCACTCACCTACCTCACCAGCAGAAGCACATCCTGCTTGCCAGTCTTTATCCCAATCGGGATTGTCTTTTCTCCACTGCTCATATTCTTTCATGGTCATGGAGAGTTCTTTCTTCTCTTCAGTTTTTAAATTTTTTACAGGATATGTTGGCATTAATTCCACTCCAATGCTGATGAACAAATAGGAAACTGCTCAATGAATACACGTTTAGCATCGTTAGCGATGTCCATGTGTTCTTTTTGAGTTCCATGTGCACTACGTAAATCTATGTAGTGAACCCAAGAACGTACGCTTCCCGTCATATAGATCTTGGTTGGTGTTGCTAACGGGAGAACAAATCTCGCACATTCCTTTGCAACACCTTCACGTATGAGTTCATTGTATAAGTCAATTCCCTCAGCGAAATAGGCAGCAATCTCTTTTTGTAGGAATGACGTTTGTTTTTCGGGGATATCATCTATACTATTCTGTCTATTCTTTTTATCTTGTCTTCGTAAATCTGGTACAGGTATTGCTCCAAGTAAATTAGTATTTGCATAGCGTTGACTAAACTCTTGGAATGTAAATGATCTGTGTCTTAAAACCTGAGCAGCAATACCTCTAGTTGTTTCTATTTCCAGAGTCATATGTGCCTGTTCAAATACAGACCAGTGTTGATGTTTAATACAATACTTAAGGAGTCCTGCAACGTCAGGGTTTTCCTGATTCTTGGGGTTGCTCACTCTCGCTACGTAACCCATCGTCTCCTCTGCGTTGGGTGTCACGGTTATCAGTTTTACTGAATTCATTATTAAATCCTTTCTTTCTCCTTAATTTTTTAAGTTTAAGTTCATGCTTTGCATTGTTAAGTTGCTTCTTCATGTAGTGTATTTCTACATCAGAATACAACTCATCTTTTTTAAGTGCTGATTTGATTAATTTGATTTGGTCTTTGAGTCTCATATTCTTTGAACGCTTCTCGTATTCCTTGGGTAGTCTCATGATTTAGCACCCAGTCACTACAAAATTCATAGATATCTTTTCCGAAACCAAATTCTTTTAGAGATAGAATAGCATCTCTTCTGAAACGCATCATCTCATCTGAGTAATTAATCTGGGTATCCATCGTCGTCATCTCCTGTATAAGTGGAATTGTTTCCGTTGATGCGGTATGCATCTACGTCAGAGTATACTTCAGATTCTAACACATCTAATAAAGATTGCAAGCTCTTGACGATATTTTTTAACTTACCTCTATCCATATTTATATTAGTAGTATAAGTATTATACCACAAAAAAAGAGGGGGTCAACCCCTCTTTTCAATTACTGTAGAATCTCTCTACAAATTCGTTTGCATTCGTTTTGGTGTGTATCACACTCGATTAGACACTCGTAATAATCATCTAACATATCATCGTGAGACTGGTAGTGATTGTGTTGCCAACCATCTAACTGACTGTGCGGTATTAAATTATGCATATTCCTCCATAAATTTTTTCATAATGAGAGGAGGTTTAATTCATCTCTGTTACCTCTGAATTCTACCACTATTTATTTTTTGATAGAGCAAATATTATATAAAGATTAACAAAAAGAAATGCCTACGAGTTTATACTCATAGGCACTTGTTTAAGATGTGATCTTCCAGTCTTTGATAGCGTTAAAGTGGACTTTTAAATAAACCCATTTAGCGTAATTAACACCACGATAGGTCAAGAATGCAAACGTTCTTTCTGGATCGTGCTTAACAGGATCAAATTCTGGAAGAGTGGGTCTTGCCCAATCAACCTTGATCCTTAGCATGGTTACTACCTCTGTTCTAGTAATTGAACTTCGCTATAGATGATAGCGAGGAAGGCAACGCAACCCAAGGATATGATCCCGACAATCTGTAGTGTTTCTACCATTGTACTAAGCTCCTATCATCTTACGCTGAACTTTAACGCCTCTGTACATTAACTCATGTCTTTGACGTTTAGTTGCCTCTTCGAGTACCTTATTATTGTACTCTTCGGTGTCATATGCTACACCTCTGTATGTGACTTGTGCCATTTGGTTTCTCCTAAAGTAAGTGGACTTTGCACCTTTACCTCTTGCGAGGGATCCGTGTTTCCGTTCCTTCAGTCAGACTTTTGCGTCTCCCTAAGGAGATGAACGATCCGTTCCGAGTTGGCCTACTTGCGTCCAATCTGCCATGGCACACACTCCCCATCTACTTTGGTATGGAAGTAATCTATAAGATACTCCTTAGCATCGGGTGTATGATACTGATCACTCAATATCTCAACCCTTGCTTGATTCCATTCTGTACATGACATCTCCCAGTGGTAAGAGTTATGTCCAGAAAGTAGTAGACTTAATAGTGCTATGCCTTGCATTTGGATGAACGTGTTAGAATACTAACATAACTATTTAGAAATGTCAAATAGTATTAACCACTACACAATGGCATCTTAATTATATCTTAATTTCCTGACAAATAAAAATCTGTTCCTCCTGCCTTACAAATCCTCTTCACTGTAGCGTCATAAACTGGTGGATCTGTAAAGATTAAATTTCTTACAAAATCAAATGCTTCTTTATATCTGCGAAACTTAAATACATCATCATAAATTTTTGTAGACACGAGAACTCCATCCTCTCTTTGATAACGCATGGTTTTCCATACATCAGGATCATCTAACCTTCTGTAGAATATTACCCACATACCTGTTGGATATGAATTCTCTGATTCTGCAATCATTTTTTCTTTTTACCTTTTGGTGGTTCTTTTTTACTTGGATCTCTCCATAGTTTAGGGTTTACTATACCCTTTGATTGAACTAATGCTTTAACATTCTTATACTTATCATAGTAATGATCAAAGATCTCTGATTGTTTATGACCCATGACAAGATCCCATTTTAATTCTTCCTTATCACCTACCTTGTATTGGATAAGGTATGCATTGTATGGTAACTGTTCATTGTTATCTTTACTAGGATCACAGTTTTCCTTAAGGATATTTACCATTTGCATTAGCTTCTATTACCCCACTCGATTGAAGGGAATGCTTCTTCCACACATGCCTTGGTTATTTTCCAACGCTTACCAATTTTTTTATCTTTCATAAGAGTCAACACTTCTGCTTCTCCTTTATGAAGACCTTCTAGTAATTGTATGAATAGAGTTTCTCTTCTAGTCTGTGAGACACTCGCACCACCCTTGAAGAAAAGATATAGTTTACGATACTCTTGTACAAGTCTCGTGTGTTCAGTTTCTTCTGGTGCATCGTTTGGTTTGTAAGGAACGGTTCCATCAGGGAGCATAGAAATTACACTCTCATCAAAGTTAGCGATCAAGACAGACCTCAACGCAGGAGTATTATATTCCTGCAGTAATTTTATTTTCTGTGCTTTAGTTTTTGCGTTGCTTACTTTTTGTAGCACTTCATTTAGTAACAATTGCATAATTATTATTGTTCCGTGTTAATATTTATTAGTCTTCTAAATCCTCTATATCATCAGTAAATCTAACTGATAATAGTTCTTCGTTTAGAACGTATCCATTGTGATCATACATCTCTGGATGCATAGCATTGTGTTCTTCAATCTCCTTTGCATATAGTTGATCATGTTTGACCTCATTTGCTGCCCAACCAAATAATATACCAACTGCGAAGAATACAAATGATATGGTTGCTGAGATATAAATCATTAAAGTTTCTGACATTGTTCAACTCCGAACTAAATTTTTTTCTTTTCCCACCTTAGTTCAAAGTTAAAATAAACTTTTCTTTTAAGGAGGGTAAACACTTTCTTTATAAGTATTCCCTTTCGGGTAGGTTCATAAGTCTTTGGTTTCGCCCTCCTTAACATGAGTTCCATACCTTTATTTATTTTAGGTTTTTCCATTAACCTTGTCTAGATGACACTAAACCTTCCTTAAGAAATCGTTTAGCAACCTCCATCAAACCTCCAACATACTCATCATCTATGATGACAACAGGAAATGCTTCCATATTAGGATACTTTTCTTTTAGTTTAGATTGTTCAGTTGGATTTATAGAATGCCACGATTTTTCAGTGTATTCTACGTTTGCTCTTGCCATCAATTCTTTAGTTCTAGTGCACCATATACAACCATCAGTGGTATAGATTGTAATCTCCATGAGTTTTTATTTTTATGTATAAAAAAAGAGGGTCTCTTTTTAAGACCCTCAGTATAACATAATCTAACTTATGTGTCAACCAATAGAAGGTGCTGTTAAAGCAACCTCTGTTGTATCTGCAGAAGCAAGATCAAGTGGGAAGTTGTGTGCATTTCTCTCATGCATAACTTCCATACCTAAGTTTGCTCTGTTAAGTACGTCACCCCATGTAGGAATGATCTTACCGTTAACATCTACAACTGATTGGTTAAAGTTAAATCCATTTAGGTTAAATGCCATTGTGCAAATACCCATAGAAGTTAACCATACACAAACCACTGGGAATACAGCAAGGAAGAAGTGTAGAGAACGTGAGTTGTTGAATGATGCATACTGGAAGATTAATCTACCGAAGTATCCATGAGCAGCAACGATGTTGTATGTCTCTTCTTCTTGTCCGAATCTATAACCGTAGTTCTGTGACTCTTGCTCAGTTGTCTCTCTGATTAGAGAAGATGTAACAAGAGAACCATGCATAGCAGAGAATAATGCTCCACCGAACATTCCTGCTACTCCTGCCATGTGGAAAGGATGCATCAAGATGTTATGTTCTGCTTGGAATACAAACATAAAGTTGAATGTACCAGAGATACCTAAAGGCATACCGTCAGAGAAAGATCCCTGTCCGAATGGATATACTAGGAACACTGCGAATGCAGCAGATACTGGTGCTGAATAAGCAACACAGATCCATGGTCTCATACCTAATCTGTATGATAGTTCCCACTGTCTACCCATGTATGCTGAGATACCAATAAGGAAGTGGAAGATTACTAACTGATAAGGACCACCGTTGTATAACCACTCATCTAGAGTAGCAGCTTCCCATATAGGGTAGAAGTGTAATCCAATTGCGTTAGAACTAGGTACAACAGCACCAGAGATGATGTTGTTACCAAACATAAGAGATCCTGCAACAGGTTCTCTGATCCCGTCAATATCAACGGGAGGTGCAGCGATGAATGCTACGATAAAACAAGCAGCAGCAGTTAGAAGACATGGAATCATTAAGACACCAAACCAACCAACATACAAGCGATTGTTAGTGGAAGTAACCCACTCACAAAACTCGTCCCATCCAGATAGCAGACCACCACGCTTGCGTGAAATAGTTGTCATTTGAAATAAGTGCGGTATATGAAGGGTAAAAAAGAGACGTAATTTATTCTCCCATAGGTCTCGGTTAGCGGGAGTAATAAGTGAGGATTTCCTCACTATGTTATTTATTGTAAACTAATGTTAAGAATTTGTCAACCCCTCAAAGATGAGTATTATTGCTCATCTGCCATGTACATCATGGTTAAAAACAATGCCATTGACACTACTGTGCCACTTAAACCCACGATTGTCCAGTCTACTACTGTCATTTACATACCCTGCCAGAATGTATCACCTACAGGTTGTAAGTTTCTTGAGAGGAAATATAATCCTAGGTTACATACGAACCAGTTAATATTGACAACCCATGTCTCTCTCCATAGGTACTTTCTGTTTGTCTGTACAATATACATGTGTCTCTCGTTCAGTGTTGAGTCAGGTGTGAGTGGTCTGACCTTCAAGTATTGCTCTAGTCCTAGTGCGATTACAAATCCAATAGCATAGATGTAGAATACAAAGTTAAGTAATGCTGATGCTGATATTAATAGTGGAATCATTTTATCTCTTGTAATTTTTGTACTGCTGTTGATGCTTGTATTGCGGGTACATCATTTAGACCATTGACATCAAACCATGGTGCGTTCTCCCAATCAAATCCTTCACCAAATGTATTGTCTGCCTG